TGACCAAAGAGTTGCACAGATGAATAACACATTATCAACCAAAACACAATCGTTCTCTAGGATCGAAACATTGTTTAGACCTAGTGTACCAAAGCTTTTTCTGAGTTGTAGCAATGTTTCTTCGTATGTAAACCGATAATGCTCATGGTTGCCCATAATATACAGAACCTTTTTGTACTTATCGGTCAATTGCTCTTTCAGCAACTTGATATTTCTTTGAGCAATAAGACCATCTTTGTCTGTACGGTTTAGACGGATTGCGTCGGCAGTTGTAATATCACCTGCCATAATAAGAATATCACCACCTGCTTCATTACTGAAGTCATGTGGTTTTTGCCATTCATAGTGGATGTCTGAAATATAATCAATTTTCATTTGTTTTATCCATGATTTTATGTAATGATTCCACTTTTGTTATAGACATACCACAAATGTCTTTATTCATTAGTGTTAATTTAAGGAATGTGGTTTCAATTGAATCTAATTGTACGATTTTACTCTTGCTTTTGGAACCATCATAAAAATCAAGAGTTACTTGAACTTTCATTTTATTATCTCTTTTATGATATCAATAACAGCGACACATTACTTCTTCTTTAGTTCCAATAAAACACATAGAACTCGTAATTGTCAACCTATGCGATTTCATATTATCAACAGCAGCAATACATTCTCTCCTTGTCGGAAAAACAATTCTAGAACATGTCTTATTACCATCGCTGCTGGCAATACAAAACAATAAAATCCATTCAAGCATTGTTCTTACTCTCCATTAAATATCTTCATAAATTCTGGTGTCATAAAATCAAGTGCCGTCTGGTAGATATAATCATCCAACACAGTTTCGGGAAGAACTCCTTGCTCGGTCATAAACTTAATATCAAGCAAAATTCTTTCTAAGAGTTTTCTTAGTTTCTGTTCTTCGTCCATTTTAGGACTTTCCACATCAACCATAGATTCAGAACCATACCAAACTCTAATTTGTTTCAAAACTGTTTGAGCCGAAACTCTAGAGTAATTCTCTGGATTACCTAAAGCAACCAATTCTTGAGTAATTAATTCAATTAATTCTTCTTCTTTGCTCATATTCAATCCCACAAATTTTCATAGTACTTACCAAACAGTCTGTAACCATTCTTCATACGATCATGATGTTTTTTCATTCCTTCTTCATCAACTTTGAATGTATTCTTTGGTCCTTCAATCAGTTCAGACATTTCATTACCAACATTTTTCCATTCGTAGTCATGTTCACCAGAATAAAATTGTTGTTCCCAATCACTTTTATTCTGTTCAAATGCCCAAATCATTTCATCTAGCACCCAATCCCAACGATCAAAATGATTGGCATCAGTATCCCATTCATTCTCTTTGGGAGGCGCACTGGTAGACTTTAAATTATCAGGTACATCCTCATCATCAACATATGGAGCACCATGTTTATTTTCTTTTAGTCTGAAGAGCATAGGAACAATGATATGAGATAGGGTTGTGTCCATTCCCCATACATCATAATCATCGATATGAACCTCGATCTTACGGTCTCCTTTGAGACGATCAATAAACTCAAATGGCTTTAGAGGAAGTTTATCAGCAATTTTGTCTCTGGTCTCCTCCTTCAGAAACCAAAAGAACTTTTCCACAAATTGGTAAGGACCAAACCAATTCTTATATGGACCCATATAAACTTTCATAATATATTCCTGATTTTAGTTAAAGAATGAAAAATAAATTGTTGCACACAACATAATAGCTAATCCGATATGATACACTATAAACAAAGACCATGCTATTGTGTGAATTGAATTTTTAATGTATATAAACATCTTATTTCCTATTATAAACAATCAAAGATTTCAAGATATCTTGGTTGTCTAATTTCCAATGTTCAACATATTCAACATCTTTGATTATATTGAAAGATTTGTCTGTTCTGGTGGGATAAGTGTAATCACAAGCATCTTTAATAATGTCTAAAATACAACGGCCAGGATGTTTATCCATGGCCGCTGCTAGTTGTTCGATTAATTGTTTATCAATCATGTGAATATTCTTCTATTTCAAAACCTTCTTTGGTAGCAACAATTTGAACATGATCGCCAAACATACTCAAATAAATGTCTTCTGGCAATTTACTCAATTCTCCAAGAGCATTCCTACAAGATTCAATCTCTTGTTCGGAGATTGTTTCTCCTTCACTCAACAGATATTTCTTTTTTGCATAACTGTACTGTGATGGTGTATATTCTTCTGGATAACCACCATCTTCCTGCCAATTATCATAACCAATTTGAGTCATTTCATACATATCATGAACAATAAATGTACATGGTTCGCCATCATTGAAATATGGTGTATATTGAACCCATACGACTGCTTTGATATTTGGATGGGCCGACCAGAACTCTTTGAAAACTTCTTTGAAGGCTGCTTGAGCCTTTACTTGAAATTCATCTTTCATTTTATTGTATTCTTGTACGAGTTGTTCAATTTTATCCATTATACATCTCCATTGAGTTCAATAAATTTACGACGTTCTTTCTCGTTTTTATTAGCAGGACCACCCATCCACTGTTGAATAGCCATATTACCAAGCCAACGTTCAACTGATGGAATAAATCCTAGATCTTCGATACAATGATCTTCGGCAACATCTCTAGGCGAATATTCTTTCCCCTGAGAATTTATTCTTATGACGCCAAATACCTGTTCAACGATAAAACAACCAAAAGAAGAATGGAGCAAGCATCTATGGCGTACGTCAGCAATAGCTGATTTTGAAGAATCCATAAATTGATGGATGTCCAGATAGTCTTCATAAGTTCCTCCATATTTCCTCGCAGATGATTTAGCATGAACAAAAGGTTTGGACATTTTTTCACTCGGTTAAAAGTTGTTTGGTATCTTGTTCCTGAGATTCATTTTTAACACATTTACATTTATCCTTTTGAGGTGCATTAACTGAACCACATCTAGGACATTCCCAGCCAACAGGTTTTTTATTTTCTTCCATTTTAATCTTCCTTTACTTTTTTGTGCCAATCTAAGTCTACTTCTTTTAGTATTTCTGGACCAAATAATAATTCACCATCATATGGTACGATAGTTTTTATATTTGGGCCAGATCCACTATATGTAATACTTACATGAGGCATATATTGTTTATAGTCCCATGAAGCTCCCTTGTCAAGGTAATACTTCCATCTTTCTTCTAAAAGTTTTGATTGGAATTTCAATACAATAGCACCTTCATCGCCCAAAGATGAAATAGTTCTTTGACCACCTTTGATTCTAACATTTCTGGTTTCTTTTTCAATATTATTCCATTCAACTTCTTTTTTAGAGAAGGCAATAGTCACATGCAAAGAATCAGCGTCCAATGTTTTTTCAAACCCTTCTTCCTTTGCCCATTTTAAAAATTCTGATGCATTTAATAATTTTCTTGAAACGTATAAAGTTTTTTTCATATATAAATCCTATTTCAGTGCATTTTCTATAGCCATAATTACTTTCGTTGATTGTAATATCTCAGAATGATTAGATTGTATCTCTACAACTTTAGAATTTTCTGGATACCATTTTGTTTGTGATTCCAGTGGAATAACACCATCAGAAGGTTCAAATATCATTGGATTGAACCCACTTGTAGTTATATATATTTCTATTGGATTTTTGGAATATGATTGTTCGTGAATACATTTGAGAAATTTGGAATCAGGAATTAAATCTTTGAGTGCTGGTGCATGATATAACAAGACAGCATGAATGATACGATTAAATTTTAATCCTGAAAGTGGAGAAGCCAAAGTTATAGTTTTGTAAACTTCTTTTTTCTGAGAAAGGCGTAGAGCAATTAAACCACCCATCGAATGTCCAACCACAACAGTCTTAAGACCATTCTTAGATATTTCTTCTAGTTGTTTTTTGGCTCTTTTAGTTATAGATGAAAGATTTTCGATATTACAATCATATTCAAAACAATGTATATTTCCGACAAAGTGATCATCTAATATTTTTTTGATAATGTAATTATAACTATTTTTTGTACACCATGCTCCATGAATTAAGAATAAATTTTTATTCATCTTTACCTCAAAATAAAACTGGCCCGTACTCCAAGGAGCAGAGGGGCCAGTCATGTTAACGATAAATAATGTTTACTGCTTTTGAAATATCTTCTACTTTAACATAAGAATTTTCTGAATATTCTATAGTAATATATTCTTGATCAAATTTTACTTTTACTTTAGTTCGACTATATACGAGATAACAATTTTTATTAATACATTCAGTATACATTCCGGCGTCAAAAATCATACGATTCATACGATCTTTTAGTAATGGTGTTGGTTTTGTGTCTTTGTTATTTCTAACAAAATTTACAAGACCGATAAATGCATTTTCTTGTTCTAAAAATGTTTCTTTATACATAACTGTTTTGACGTAGGTTGTTGAACACCCAGCCAAAAACAGGGTAGTTACTATTGCTAAAATTTTAGTCATACTGGTTCCTTTCAAAAGATTAGCATGATGTATATTATAATTAGGAACGAATACGCTATTACTAAGTTATTTAGTAATTTACTCAATCTTACCACGAGAAATACACCTGTCAAGTTTTTCTTCTATATATTTATCTTCGACATAAAAGAAAGTATATTCAGATCTACCTAGTTCCCACATCAATTGAGTTAATCTTAAATCAGGATATTGTTTCCAAACTTCTCTCAATTTATCAATGATTGGGTCTATCCTGTTAATATCTCTCATTTTGTCATCCTATAAAAAATTGGTAGGAGTGCTTGGTTACGATCCAAGTCAAGAACACCTATCTAGTGCTAAAGGGTTTATAAATCCCTCCCGTGTCCAACACCCACTCCTTTATTCACTCAGAAGTTTTTCGCAAAGACTCCAATCGAGCTTCTTTGAAACCATCTTGTCGTCCTTGCATATAAGCAAGACCAAGTGCAGTATCAAGTCCATTCAAGACGATATGATTAGTTTCAACACCATTATTGCGCATAAACTCGATTGCGTTATTTGTAATAGGTCCAATAGTCAGATTATACCAAGACACAACAGTTAACCAAGAGTCTCCATATTGACGAGAGAATCTAGCTAGTGCGTCTAACTGTGCTTCTCTAAACATTTGCCCGTCCATAATCTATAAACCCTTTCCCACTAAAACTTCAGGTATAAACAGTTGCCGGGAAACCGGCAACCATCTATTTATACTGCATATTTATCTTGCATAATTGTCTTGAGCATGATCCCTCTTGGAGTGAATTGCTCAGTGTCATTAGCAAGAATTGCCTTTAGAATTGCTGGTGAGAAACCAGATACCAAAGCAACACCCTTTTGATCGAACTTAACAGGTGCATTATCTCTGGCCATCAAATTCCAGAACACAACCTTTGGCATTGTATAGCCTGCTTGCTCATACTTACGAGCAATCATCTGATAAGCAGAATCATCAAAGCGGATACATTGATTAAACTGCATGTCAGAAAGGATCAATAGTGTTTCTGGCATTTCTTCTTGAGGTACACCTGCACTCTTGGCAGTTGATAAAATCTTCTCAAATGCGGCATGAAGATTAGTATTCATTTCCCACTTGGACTTTACCATCTGTTCTAGCTTCTGTAGGATATTACCCTTCAGATAAAGAAGTTCTGGAGTTCCAGAGAACGTCAAGAATGTTCCATTGAACTTACCAGTATTCTTATCTGCACAGTATAACCCTAAAGATACTGCTACGTCAAGTGCTCGTAAACCTGATTTATCTAACATTGATGTCATCGAACCAGATACGTCCACAAGAGGAAGAACATTACCTGACTTAATATAGTTTGGCAATGCATCCCATTGAGCAATCATAGCATTTAGTTCTGTTTGTGACATTGTTTTACCATAGCCAACAAAACCAGCAGCCTTACGAATAACATCATGAGGGAAAATAGAAGAGGCATTGATCTTTACTTCTTTGCCATCAATCTTTTCACCCTTAACCAAAGCATTAACATATTCTGCATACTTTGGTGTATTACGATAAAAAGCCTTACGATAGTTCTTTGCTGCTACTGATGGAACATGTGAGAAATTAATCTCATTCCATTGCTTAGCACACATTTGAGTTTCAACAACCTTTGTCAAACCAACCAAAGTCTTACGGTAACGCTTTGGTGACCAACCAAGATATGCTCTAAACTCAGCAGCAAAAGCTCCCTTACGAGGAGTCCATTTTGCAGCTAGACCATCATTCTTCTCCAATGCTTCTTTGAGCATAGAGAAGACATGCTTCTTCATATCTTCTTCTGTAAAGACTTGAAGATCATCCCAACGACCAACCAATGGTGTTTTTCTAGCAACAGCCATGGCAGCATCTTTGTCATGCTTTTCTAGCCAGTTTAGGATATCTCGATAAATCTTACGCTCACCTGCACCACCTCTAACATCTCTCGCCCAAAGAGCAATACGAAGTGCTAGATTACGGTCAGAAGCATAAGCAGCAGCAAAATGAGGTACTACATCTTGACCTCTTAGTGCACCGATCTTAAAGAACAAGTCTGTTAGAGGATCGGCTGAAGACTTGAATGCCTTCATGCCATTTTCTGTACGAGCTTCTTGGTTTTTAACTGCATTTACAAAAGTAGACATTTTATTTCTCCATAATATTAACGGGTTGAACTTTTAAGCAGTTTTATGTGATACTCAGCACTGGCACCCAAATGACCTTGGGTAAGGTTTTTTGATTTGCTGTATTCAGCCCTAAACTTAACAGACTAGAATGTTCTCAGCTTTTTTAGAGATTGGCCTCTGGAAGCTTCGATAAACCTACCTGAACATTAAATCCGAAGACAATGTTCTTTCTATGAACAAGCCAATTTGGCTTTGTTGGGTTGCAGCATCTAGTCTAAAATTAACAGAAAGCATGGGGATCATGTTAAGTTTCCCTAACAAGGCTCTCCACGAGCAACTTCCCCATAATGGCGGGGAAGCTTGGAATCGAACCAAGAATTTTTGGTTTGCTGTTTGCTTTCTAAAACTAACGGATAACATTTTTCTTTCTTACATAGGAAAAGAATTTTTTGGTTGCTGTTAGTTATCCTAAACTTTAACAGGTATCATTTTTGCTCTTTAGTTCAAAAAGATTTTTTGTGTTGCTGTTAGATACCTAAAACTTAACAGAATGCTATTTTTACGGTGCTCTACTACTGAGCTACTCCCTGTTAATGGTCAGGGAGGTTGGACTTGCACCAACGACAACCGGCTTCTAATGCAGGTTATGATGCTGTTAGCATTCTAAAACTTACAGAGTGCATTTTCGTTGCTCTACCATATGAGCTAATACTCCAAAAGGAGAATGTTGGATTCGAACCAACTACCTACGGATTGACAATCCATTGGGTTGCTGTTAGCACTCTTAAACTTTTCAGGAAACATTTAGTTGTGGATTTGAACCACTCCTATCGTTTACAAGACGATTGCTCTACCATTGAGCTATGATTGTTTTGCTGTTAGTTTCCTTAATTCTTTTTGTATTCTACTACACTTGAATAACAAAGTCAAGTGTTATTTTGGTGCCCCACACTGGATTTGAACCAGCACTGATTAGTTTCTAAAACTAATGCCTCTACCGTTGGGCTAATGGGGCAATTGGTGGGCACGGTCAGATTCGAACTGACACTGTGGAAATTTTAAGTTTCCTGACTCCTACCCGTTGGTCTACGTGCCCTTATTACTTTACAAATCTAATCCCTTCTTAAGAGGATTAGAAAAGTTTCCGCTCTTGTATCTATCCATACAATCAGACACCCCTTCGACTGCTGCTCTTGATCCATTCAAATGAATTGTAGCATTTGGGATGGTTCCTGGCATAACAAAACGAAGTTGACTGGCTGTAGCAAAAGCAGGAACAAACTTGTCTCCGATAATGCCACGAATGACGATAGAATTTTTACCAGTTACTTCAAAATCGAATGTGAATCCATAAATTTCACTACCAATATATGCATTTGCTCTCATTTTGGCAATTGTTCCTGGATTGTCTTGAATTTGCCATTCGTTATTCGTTAGTGCAATATATAGTTCGCCGTCTTTTAAGTCCTTGATAAGTTGGAAGAATGAACCATCTCGCCAAGTTTGTTCAGCAATACAAGCATCATTCTTTTCTTTAACATTAACCACACCAAACACTGACCAAAGCTTTTCAGACTTTTGATAGAAGATATCAGCATATGCTGAAGTCGTGAGTGCTGCAAGTGTAACAGTAGTTGCTAGAAACTTTTTCATCATGTATTCCTTATTTGATTTCAAGTTCTGTACGAGTCTTATGCTTAGGAAGGTACACGATCTTGTCGCCTCTGTCAACAGCTACAATGTCAGAATTTGCGACCCATGTACCATTAACATTTAGCATACATCCAGTGGCGATAGAATGTTGATACTGGAATCCTTTAAGAGTAGCAATCTTTTCACATGGAATACCAGAAAGTTCATATGCACCTGCTGCAAATAAAGTAATAAAGAAAAAAGCAATTATACTGAACATAGCAAAAAATACATAGTCTACTGCATCTTCAAACATATTATATCCTTTCAAGGTTCACAACAAAATTGGAGGATAGGGTGGGATTCGAACCCACGGTGTCCTTTCGGAGACGGATTAAAAGCCCGGCATCATCGACCTCTCGATCACCTATCCTTTAATGGTCAGTTAGACAGGAATCGAACCTGCAACCTTATGGTCCCAAACCATATGCTCTACCAAGTTGAGCTACTAACTGTTTATTCTGGTGGGTGATAAAGGAGTTGAACCTAATCGCCAGCCGCCCGACTTTATTTTATAGGCAACGGATTTACAGTCCGCCGTCAGGAATACCACCCAGTTATTGGCGACCACGGAGGGATTCGAACCCCCACCCTAGAGCTTAGAAGGCTCAGACACTATCCGTTATGCTACGTGGTCTATATTGTACAATTCGTTTTTCTTCATTCTCCTGTTTTAATTTGAGAATTGATTTAACATATTCTTGACTCTTATATAACACATAACTTCTTTGCTTGTCAAGAGTAATAATGTGATAAGAATCATCAAGAACAACTAATTCTGCTTTATTACGTACATTTCTGAGAATTTCATATGAATTAGAAATATCACAGAAATCATCCTCTCTAGGATGAAATGCAATAACAGGAACGTCAATATACTTAAACTTAGATCTCATATAAGCAGAAAAAGAATTAAACTTTGCTAATACAGATAGTGGCATTTGAAAAGTGCCAACGTCTTTAGAATTTTTCTTCATAGAATCTGTAATCATAGCTCTAATTCTTTCATCTTTAATTCCATGTGGTTCTCTTTCAGTCAACAACATATCAAACATTATCATAGACGGTCTAAGATAATGAAGAATATTCATATAGAATGGCATTGCCCATCCATTTAGAATAATTGTTGGCGAATAAAGAATAGCACCATCAATTCTGTGTGAATGTTTTTCTGCCAAATATAATGCCAACAAAGAACCAGCAGATAAACCACCAACAAAAATATTTTTACAATGGTTTAATTTATTTAAACCTCTTTCTACAGATCTAATCCAATCTTCCTGTGAAGTCTTTTTAAGATCTTCAAGAGATCCACAATGACCTTCAAGTTGACAACAGTGTACCGTATAACCAGAACGGTTTAATCCTTGTGCGATATATCGCATTTCTACAGGAGTTCCACCTAGTCCATGAATTAGAAGAATACCAGTATCAGATCCTGCATGATAGGATGATTTATCAACAACAGTCATAATATATCCTTATGTTATGGCGCACTATAGGGGTTTCGATCCCCTTACTTCTGTTCGACAGACAGACATGATCCCATTTCACTAATAGTGCATTTTCTCTAAATTCTACCTTTATAATATCCTAAAGAAATCCAATTATCAAGTTCTTTTTTGTTTATTTTTTTATTTTCTTGACCATTAGTAACCCAACATGTTCCATATTGGGAATTTTTTTCGCCTTTTGCAGATTGGCTTTGTTTTAATCTTGTTTCAATCGAAAGACGATATCCTTTTTTAGAAACATGTTTATAATTGCTTAGTTTTTTTGATTCTTTTATTTTTTCAGATCTTTTATTTTTCCAATTTTCATTTTGAAATAAAATTTTTAATTTTTCAGAACCTTTTTTACTGATATCAATAGTTTTTTGATCGTTTTTTTTAAACGCTTGTTTATGATTCATTTTATTTTTATTAATATAACTAAATCCACCTTTGCCGCCTTCACAAAGATTATATGTATCTTCAGATATAATCACAAGTTCTTTCTCTTTTGAATTCATTTCTTCTTCAGTATCAAATATATAAAGTATTTCTTTAGTAAAATTTTCTATACCGTACTTTTTAATAGCTTTTTTCAATATTTTACCAGAACCCATATAACCATCATTCAAATCTTTTGTTTGATGCTTGCCGATATAATATATGCTGTTAATTTTATTTGTTACTTTGTATATAGTATAATACATAATTTATACTCCAAGAAATTATAATAGGTCTTATTCTATATGCCTATTTATAATTTCTTGGAGTTTATGTAGGGGATAATGGTATTGAACCATTTTCAACGGATTCAAAGTCCGCTACATTACCTTTATGCTAATCCCCAGCAAGGGTGGTAGGAATCGAACCCACATCTCCAGAGTTGGAAGCTGGCGTGTTACCACTACACTACACCGATTTAAATTCTTATTCGCAGATTCTACGAGTTACTGGATCACCCCAAGAGTCATGACCAATAACTTGCCTGTAGCATCTACGACCATATTGATCATAAATGATTGATCCGATAATAGCAAGTCCTAATGCACCAGCAATATAGGGTGCTGGATTATGCCTAAATCCATGACCATGATGATGCCCATGATTACGATGACTATAACGTCCTTGAGCAAGAACAGGTGAAGACATTAGTCCCATAACCATTGCAAGTGCTACTAGCTTTTTCATTGTGTTTCCTTTCTTGTTCGACTGTTCAATCAAAGTACCACAGTCACTTTGTCGTGTCAACACTATTTAGTTGATTGCTCGTAACAACAAAACAATCATAAAAGTAATCGTGTATTATTAAATAATTTTTACCTGTTTGATAATGATAGTCATCATCATATAAAGCCACAATATAATTTACTATACTTGGACTTAAAATTTGTATTCCTGATATTTTTACTTTAAAAAGATTTGTTCCTTGTGGAGCAAACCAAACAATTTTATCAGGTTCATGATATATTGATAGATTCATTCAAAAGCTTTTTTTGCTTCATGTTTCATTCTAACTTCTATACCTTTTTGAAGTTGTATAGCTTTATCTGAACCATGATTATCTGATATTCTTTTTAAATATCCTTGAGCTTTTTTTGCATGATGTTTTGCTGCTTCTTCGTCATCATGTTGCGCTGCTGCTAATCTTATATGACGTTCATATTCAGATGCAAGTCCTCTAAATTGTGCTTTTGGGCCTGTATCTATTTTTGATTCTTTGATAAATTCTTTGAAACTTTTCATTTCAATAACTCCTAATTGTTATGATAGAGTTATTTATATGGAGGATCAGATGGGATTCGAACCCATGACATATGGCTTAAGAGGCCACTATTCTACCTCTGAATTACTGATCCAAATTGGTGCTTCATGCTGGTTACGATCCAACGTCTACCGATTATCGGTCGGTTGCTCTCCCAATTGAGCTAATGAAGCGCACCCCTGACAGGACTCGAACCTGCATACTTCTGACTTCGTAGGCCAGTGTTCATCCAGTTGAACTACAGGGGTTTATTTTATATTCCCCAAAATTGTTTTAACCAAGTCTCAATACCAATCATTTCATTCGTATTTAGTGCTCTAGTATATATGATAATCGAACCAATGTCGCCTTGAAAATAACCTGCCGAGCCAGTATCGTCAACTCCAATATAATATGTTGTTGATGAAGCACTTGTTGCAGTTCCAACCGTAGTTGCTCCAAAGTTTAAAGTTTGTGAAGAACTATCATATCTAAACTGTAATCTATTAGCATTGCCAGTAGCAGTACCATCAAATCTTAAAGTAAAAATATGAAAATTGGTAGTATCACCAGTAACCGAACTTGTTCCTGTACCAGAAGCAGTTGCTACCTGATAATTGGTGCCATTAAAATATATTCTGTAACCTGTAGTATCAGTACCACATACTGCTCTATTACCAGTTAACGAAGTTGCCTTAGCAACAACAAACATAGTAAATTGTGATTGTGATAACATAAACGATATCGGATTAATTGTCAATGACTCAGATGTACCATTAAATCTGACAGTAGCATAACCATTTTGTACATTAGAATACCAATTTGGTTTAACAGAAGCATTGCCAGATTTATTGGCATTATGTCCTGCACCAGATTTGTCTTTCCACTGCGATACATCGTCACCATTAGCCATAGTCACATTGAAATTGGTAGTATTACCTACAGACGAGTCATACCATACAACGTTGTTTGGAACTGTAGCAATGTTTGAAATTGCACCAGGGATACGACCAAGCATTAAATGTCCATGAATTGTGCTATACATTATGAGAACGTTGTTAACTGGCCGATGACTGCATATGTACCACTAACATTAAAGATAGATAAAGTCAACACATCTTTAGAATTAGCCGTTCCTGTAGGAACCAATCCACCTTGCCACTTGATAGTAGTATTGGTTGATGAACCTATTTGAACGTTACTTGTTGATACATAAGGAGTTGCGCCTTGGTTGATATAAAAAGTATAAGCAGTAACGCTGTTATTTGCTAATGTTACATTAGTCAAACTTGGTGTAAATGTTGCTGCTGGAGTGTTTAAATAGAATATTGAAGTGTTAGTACAATCAAATGAAAACACACCATTGGCATTTGAATAAGTTAAAAATGTTTCTTCTATACCACCAAGAACAGCATGTTTAGTTACTGTTAACGTATTGGCTACAGAAATATTATTAGTAAATGTAGCACCAGACAATAAAGCATAGTTAGATAAATTAGAACTTAATTGGTTAGTATTAACATAAAATTTTCCATCAACATATGCAACTGCATTAGTATAAGCAGCCGAAGCATTAGCAGTTACTGATGTTGTAGTAGCATAGTTGGCCAAATTATTAGTTAGGTTAGTTGTTGTTACATAATTCGTTAAGTTTGATGATAAGCTAGAAGTATTTACATATAATGCATTATTAACAAATACTCCAGATGAATTTGAAACAATACCAGTATTAGCAAGAACATAATAAGCCAAGTTTGCTGTATTAGATTGACCAGTAAAACTTGTTGTATTGATAGTAGAATATACAGAAGTATTGCCTACATAAACAATATTGGCTTGGAAATTTGCTATATGGAATGTTGTATTTGCTGTATCTATATTTACATTAGCATCTGGTTCTGGACCATAATTATCAAATACTTTCCATACGCCATCAGTAGCATCTCTAAAAATACCAGTGTGATGATATGTACCATCGTTATAATTTGCAGCAATACCAACATCTATGGCATCTAATGTATTATTAGAATTTAAATAAATGAAATTATCTGTAATAGATAAGTTATTAGACCCTAAAACTGTAACATTGCCAGATATTGTTAAATTGCCTGATACAGTTAAATTCCTTCCAACATTCATATCATAAATTGTATTAGCATTATTTGCTATCACATTACCCGTGAATGTTGCTCCAGACAATAAAGCATAGTTAGATAAATTAGAACTTAATTGGCTAGTATTAACATAAAATTTTCCATCAACATATGCAACTGCATTAGTATATGCAGCCGCTGCATTAGATGTTACTGATGTTGTTGTAGCATAGTTAGCTAAGTTATCTGATAAATTAGTTGTTGTTACGTAAGAAGATAATGTAAAAGTGTTTACATATAATGCATTATTAACAAATACGCCAGAAGAATTTGAAATAATACCAGTATTAGCAAGAATATATGAAGCGTAATTTGCTGAAAGAGTTGAAACATTTGATGCCAAACCAGAAATCGTTTGATAATTTAAAAGATTAGAACTTAATTGACTAGAATTAACGTATGACTTACCATCGACATATGAGACTGCATTAGTATATGCTGCATCTGCATTACCAGTTCCACCTGTTGCTACAACATAGTCCCAATATACAGCCGAACCATTAGAAGTTAGAACTTGTCCATCTTCACCAGCAGAATTATTGGCTATAATAGAAGCACCAAACGGTAATGTTAAATCATTATTTTCAACTGTGAAATAATGATTATTACTTACGAATGAAATAGAACCACTTTTATATACATAAAATCCAGATGTTAAATTAGTATCATCATAATTTTCATAATTTAATCCACTAGAATCTACCCGCAACCAATTACTATTTGGTCCATAAAAAGCAGTTGCTTCTGTATTTGAATTATATTGTAGCTGTACGAATGAATCACTTGAAATAAAATTAATACCTGCACTATTTGCTCTAAGAGTAATAGTTTCAGAAGAATTATTGCCATAGATTAAACTATTGGCAAATTTTATATTTCCGGTATTAGCATCTAAACCAGGAGCACCATTAGCGCCTGGAGGACCTTGAATTCCCGGTTCTCCATTAGCTCCAGCAGGTCCAGGAGCACCATTGGCTCCAGAAATGCCCGGAGGACCAATTCTAGAATTATCAACAACAACAGTAGATTGTTGTACTTGTGGTTGAACAATATAACTTGGAGTTGTGGATACAGAAACTGTATAATTGTTTGAAGGTGTTACAGTTACATCACTCATTAACGAGTTACCTCACCATATACCATAACATCTCCAAATAATAATTTGGATACACTATTATCTGAATTATTAACTAATTCTATATCATAAACATATTTTGTTTTTGGTGGACTTCCACTTCCATTTAAATCTACATATATGTTGGCAGTTCTTTCTGCTGATAAAACTAAACTCATAGTTGAAGTAGTTGTATTAATAACTATTTCGCCATTACTTGTAGTCAAACTTTCAGTAGCACTACCCGAACCATATGATTGTCTAATTTGCATTCTAGCAGAATGTGAAGAAAGATCTTTTAAAGATCCATTACTATTTTTTACAGTAAGGTTTAGGCTGAATGTAGATCCTTGGAAAAATTCTATATTATATTTATTATCGGGCATAATAGTCCTCTATATGTTATTATAGAATTATTTATATTTCTTAGAAATCTATGTTAAATTGGAGGGAACGGACGGATTTAAACCGACACCTCATGGCTTTGCAGGCCAGCACATTTATCGTTTTGCTACGTTCCCTAATTGTATATAATTTATGTTATAATAATAGTGTATTACTTCGAAGTTGCATAAATACTTAGTCATCCACTTTTAATAGAGGTATTTATGTTTACTGAAAAAAATTGTATTCAATGTAATGTTATATTCAAAGCTTCAAATAAAGAATTAAAACGAGGAAATGCTAAATTTTGTTCTAAAAAATGCAGCAACAATCATAGACGTGGAACTACTATAACTTCGCATATACATAATACAACTTGTTCGACATGTGGAATTTCATTTCACAGAAAACAAAGTCAATTAAAAAAATCTAAATCAGGATTTTTATTTTGTTCTAGACCATGTAAAGATAAAGCACAATCTATTTATAGTCCATTTTCTATAAAAGAAATTATGCCGTCTCATTTTGGAACAGCTAAAATTCCTGACTATAGAAAAATATGTTTTGAAAACAAAGAATATAAATGCAATAGATGTGGATTTAATGAAATTCCAGAAATTATACAAGTACATCATATAGATAGAAATAGAAATAATAATAATATTTCTAATTTAGAACCTTTATGTCCTAATTGTCACGAAAAAGAACATTTTTTAAATTCTGATGGTAAATGGAAAACAAAAAATGGTGGACTATGTGAGATTTGAACTCACCTGAATTCTTCTTTGCAAGAGAAGTGGCCACCCCAAGCAGCCCCATAGCCCAAATTAAAAATAATATAAATATGGTGCCGTCTCTCTGTTACGATCAGAGTTCTCTAGTTCTTCAGACTAGCGTGAGGACCACCTTCACCAAGACGGCTGGTAGGTGGTGACGGGATTGAACCGCCGACATTCTGCGTGTAAAACAGATGCTACTACCGCTGAGCTAACCACCCAAAATTTGGAGCGGAGTAGGGGAATCAAACCCCTCGCATCAGTTTGGAAGACTGAGGTATTATCACTATACGAACTCCGCTTATGTTTTTTAAATTGTCAAAGAGCAAAACTTATTTGGTACTAGCTACTGGTAACGATCCAGTTCTAACAGATCCACAATCTGCTGTGCAACCTCTACACCAAGCTAGCATATACTGGAAGCAGAGGTATGAATCGAACATACTAGGTCAAGTTTATGAGACTTGATGGGATACCAATCCTCCCTGCTATAATTCTGGTGGCGATATCTGGAAACGAGCCAGACTTGGAAGCCTTATGAGAGCCTTTCGACACCTTGCCGACCTACCGCCTATTTATATGGTGCTACGAGAGAGACTTGAACTCCCAACCGCCTGATTACAAAACAGATGCTCTACCAATTGAGCTATCGTAGCAAATTCTGGCGGTGCCTAAAGGAATCGAACCCTCAAACAGTTACGGATGGCTACGGTTTTCAAGACCGTTTGTCCCCATGGACGCTAGACACCTAATTCTGGTGGAGCCGAGAGATGCCGCCTCTCACTCCCGTTAAGGAGCACACTGCTTAGCAGGCAGGTCTAGAAACTGTTCTAGTTTCGACTCCTATTTATTGGTGCGGCGGACCGGATTCAAACCGGCGTCTTCCTGAGTGAAAGTCAGGTATCCTAGATCGCTAGACGACCGCCGCAAAAATTACCTTCAGATTTACTAATAGGTCTTAATATGCCTAATTAGTAAATCTGAAGGCAAGGGCTTCCGTCCTTGGATTCGAACCAAGCTCCATACTGGTTAACAGCCAGTTGCCATCACCTAGATGGCTAGACGGAATTAACTGATTTCCTATTTAGTATCGAAATTTTATATTTATCTATTTCTTGTAATATTTTTTAAGAATTTATCAGCCACATGAGTTGCTGCCCATGAATCTGGTTTTACTAAAGGAATAATGTTACATGTTCCTTTAACATAACCGATTGCTTGTTCTAATACAAGAGAAGATGCGTGTTTCTTTTGGGTGTTAATGTCCAAATGAATTTCACAATCTCGATCACCAATAGCTTCGGCCAACTCTAGATATAGATTAGATGCTTTGTAAACTTCATTCATCAACCTAAAAGTTGGTCTTTTCTTATCAGTAGTATAATCAATCTCTGTAATCTTTTCGCCAAAAATCTTACAACCATGAGATTGATCTATATGAACAACAACGACGAGAAAATAATCTGCATATCGCTTGTTATTCTTTTTATATGCTTCAGAATCACAACCAATATAAATTTTTGATTGCTCTGATTGGTTTTGAATAAACGTTTGGACTTCAGATAATTTTCTTCGGCTAAACATTGTTTTACTTCTTTCTCATTTTCCTAGCACGTCTTTTTTTAGAACCAATTTTTCTACGGCCAGTTCTGGGCCTGTTCTTATGTGGATGCGGCATTAAGTCTCCTTATTTACGAGGTTCTACTGCCAAAACAGCAATAGGTTCAGTTTTTAGACGAAATGGTTTATCTGAATACATATATTTTCCATTCCATTGGATATATTCATCGTTAGCTGTCCAAAAGAAAATATATTCACCAGATGAACCCCATGTTCCTTCATCAGAAGCAGCGGCTCTAACTACTGTATTATTACCGCCTCCCCATGAAGAAGAAGCTCGATCAGGTTGTGTTAGGCGCTTAGAACCTGATGTAACCTTTCCCTTAACCGAAGTATATAGGACAGGTTGACCCATTTCATTTAGAAGAATGATAAAACCTAGTTGTCCAGGATTGGATGTCAACTCCAATCGACGTTTGATATTATCAATTTCTGCGTTCTCATTGAACTTAATTGAGTTAGCAGCATCTGCTGCTTTTTTAGCCTGTTCTGTTTTATTTGTAGGTGCTTGTTCAATACATCCAGTAAGCATAAGAGCAACAACACTGCATGTAATCATAATGTTAGATTTCATAACAATAATCCTTTATTCACATTGACTGGTTGATAGTTTATCAGGAACACCTCGCTGAAAGATAGAACGATTGGCCTTATCAGCATTGGCGTTATACTTGTTAGTTAGATCTCTACAGGCTTGTTGCATTGCTGTCAACTCAATTCTTAGTCTAGATAGCTCTGCTGCATCTGTAGTATCAGAAACAATTTTCTTGTGAGATTTGATCTGTGCTACTCGGGCATTCACTGCACCATTAGCATCATGGAACCACTCATAAGTGTGAATAATATTATTAGGTTCAAATGTTTTTTGTAGTACACCTAGAGGTGAGAACAAAATCGATAGTATCAATGTTCCTACTACTAAGACTGCACCAAAAGCTAAAATAATCCAAGCAAAAGAAAAAGCATCTTTGGTATCTTGTTTGAAACTCATTTATTTCTCCATTGACATTATAATAAAGTTTGGTGCAAACGATAGGATTCGAACCTATATTGAACCAGTTATGAGCTGGGGGCCTTAACCGTTAGACGACGTTTGCAATTTCTTAATTCTCCAAGATTCTCTTAGAGCTTTTTTGTGTTCTTCGGATTTCGGTTTCCCTTTATTATTGAGACCACCTTTACGGCCGCATTCTTTAGGATCTTTTTGATTGTGTCCACCAAAACCATAACCTTTTTTAACAGCAGAATTTCCACCTTTTCTACTCTTTGCTATAAAACCTTTCCAAGCATTTTCTTTAGAAAAACCACCAATTCCGCCTTGCTTCTGATTATATGTTTTATTTGTAATATAATCTTCCGTCAATTTATTTTCTAAATTGTATGCGTCGGTTTTATCCTCAGTTATATGTAATATTTCTTTGGTAAAATTTTCTATTCCATATTTTTCAATGGCCTGTTTAATTGCTTTACCGGAACCAAAATAACTATCCATTGGATCGTCAGTTTTATGAACTCCGATATAATATTTACCATTAATTTTATTAACTATTTTATATACAGTATACATGCAAGAATTCCTCCTGCATGTATTTATATTTACATAGCTTTAACCCTCGGCTCTTACCATTGAGCTACAGGTCTTTAAATAAAAATGAGCGAAGACGCAAAACCTTCAACGCTCATTCTTAATGTACTATACTTAGTCTAGTAAGTCAAGTACTATTATTCGACACTTAAAGATTTTGTCTTTTGATCTGGAGGTAATGGCTTACTGATAGAAATTGATAGAATGCCATCTGCCAGAACTAATTTACCAACTGCTGCATTTTTGTCAAGTACAAATTGTTGAGTAAAAGATTTCTTGAAGAATGATCTACTATCTTTAACAGGTGTTGCAGAAACTGTCAATAGATTTCCCTTCAATTTAATTTCAAATTCCGATTTTGAAAATCCTGGAACTGCTAATTGAAGTTGAAAATTTTCTTCATCTACCGTCAAAACATGATTTGAAACTACAGACTTAGATTTAACGGTCACAACTTCTGCTAATGATGGAGTAGCAAGAAAACATAATGTTAATAACGATACTACATATTTTTTCATATTTTATTCCTTATATAAGGGGTTACACTTCGTGTCAACAACTCTATTTAGTCACAACTTATCATATCCAACGCCTTCGATAGAATAAAAAATATTTTTTATACCAAAATTAGCTATTGCTCTTGAACATCCAGGACAAGGTTTAGCTAATCCAAAAATAAATTTATTCTTATTACAGGCTTCATATTTAACACGACAAATATACAAAGATGCTTTGGTCAATTCACTTACCGAAATTATCTTCAATGCATTCTTGATAGCATCAGTTTCTGCATGAAGAAAGATCGATTCTTTATTAGTACCATAGATCGCTTGAAAAGGATGAGACTTCTTCTGATTGATTCCAAAAGAAATAATCTCATTCTTATAAACCACACATGCAGCAATTCGAGCATGTGCAACTGGTTCAACAGCGATTGCTATCTTAGATAGCATATTCATATACTTATCATGACGTGATGTGCCCCCAATTTTCGGAAAAATCAGGGGCTCAATCGGGTAACTATTTTGCATATCCAATCTCCTATTTGTAATATATTACTATAGGAATCTTGGTCTGTCAATTCTTCTTTTGGTAGAAGACTACATTAAATATTTTTTTAATATGATTGATTTCTGCTTGTAAATTAGCAAGAACATCTAATCTATTATTTGATGGAATTAAATCAGTTTCTGTAATTTCTTTGCTTGCTCTTTGTAAAGCAGTCAATCTCAATGCCAGTTCATTTACTTCCACGTCAAAACTAATTTTATTTGGATCAAAATCATCTTGTATCATTAATCGTCCTCATATGTTGAATCATCTATATCTTCAATTTCTTTAAAAACTTTATCAAAAATTGGATCTTTTTTCATACATTCAAAAAGTGTATCACAATCATAGTCTTGAAAAGTTTCTATTAATTTTGTGTAGATGAGTTTTCGTTGTTCATCATCTACATCTGCTTCTATTAAAGAATCAATTATGTCATCGAATATCGTTGAACCTCTAGACCAACCCATTATTTCCTCTTAATGTTATGTTGTATTGAATTTTTACATCTTTATTACTCCATGACCAACATTCTCTAGTATCATTTTGAAAACATACCCAAATAAGATCATGATCAACTCCATAATCTATTAAAAAATATGCAAAAGCTTTACCTTTGGGAGTTTCCAAAGGTAAAGGACTTTTGAGTTCTAAAATCATACTTCACAACCAGCAGCAGTACATGCAAGTGTTTGTACACCTTCTACATTATCTTCTCCTTCATATAATGAAGTCCAATCAATTGTATCTGGCATTTTTGACAACAATTCGTCATATTGTTCTTTGGTTACAGTTTCATAAGGAGCTTGTCTATATGTACCACCGTCATATGGTAAGAATGAAATGCCTGATACTTCATCAAAATGTTCCCAAACCCATGAACCAACTGCCAACCATTCGTGTTCTTGAACCGAAATAGTTACTGATGGTTTATGTTCACACCAATGACGTTGATATTGTAACCATAGATTTAAATGATCAATAGCCGAAACATCTGACCTCATCATAGCTCCAACCGGAGCTTTCTTAGGAAATGTGAATACAGTTGTTGATCCTGGTTTCATAACATCTGGTTCCGAAGGAATACCAGAAGATATGAGATGATTTGTTATTGGATCTTTATTATCAGAACGAACTCTACGGAAATAATAAGGATCATGCCTTGGATGAATACCTGAAGCAGTGTCAGTTAATTGTGATACTGTACCAGATGGTTTCACACAAGTAATAGCAGCAGAAACAGGAATACCTAATTCTTCTGCATATTTCTTATTAGTATCTACGGCCATTTCTTTCATTGATTCTAATCTTTTGCCTATACTAGAATCATTGTGTTTGTTCAACAATTTGCAATCATAGATACCTGTTAAAGAAACTCCTAGCAATCTTTCTTCTTCTGTATTCTTCTGCCATATTTTACGAAGATATGGGAAATGTGTCAGTGTAGATTGAAAGGTTCCTAAAATAGTTGCTAGTCTAACTTTACGAATCAAATCCTTTTCAGTATCCTCTGAACGAACAATTACTTCTGTAAGATTACAGAATTGATAGGGCCTGAGAATAATCTCTGAACAAGGATTTGTACCAAACTCATGTTCAGCATCACGACGACCATTTTTGGCAGCAACTTTTTGAGAAGCTTCTCGTGAGAAAATACCTCTTTCACCAGATTTTGATTCATAAAGAGATAACCATTCTTTCATGAACAAACCAATCTCTGGCTTTTCTGTATAAACAGCAGAATTATTTGCCAAAGCTCTTTGTCCATTTGCTTCCCACCAAGCACCTGACTTGGCATTGCGCATACGATCATCAGATAGATTGGAAAGAGAAATCATCGCCGAACGACGAACACCGCCAACAACAACTACATCACCAATCTTGCACATAATATCATGACATTCAATAGATGTTAATTTACGACCTTGTGCCTTTTTGAAAAGCATAACAACAAACTTAAACAATTCTTCTAGTGGACCAGGACCAGATGAACGACCACCAAAAGTTTTTAATGGTGATCCTGCTGGACGAAGTTTTGATAAATCCCATTTTGGTTGTTCGCCAGAATATAATAGAGCAATAAGCATACGCAATGCTTTAGCCCAACCTTCTTTAGAATCTTTAACTGTAATAACAGTATCAGATTCATAAATTCTATCTGGAATTTCTGGTAGTTTATTTACGTATTGACGTTCAACTGAAAATCCTACTCCTGTACCACACATGAGAATGAACATTGCTTCGTCAAAAGCTTTAGGGTCATCAATTGGCAAATAAGAACAATTATATCCAGCTGTGTTATCTCTTTCTAGAGCAGTGCCAGCAGTCATCATAGCTCTCATTGATGGCATAATTTGCATATCAACAATAGCTTTTCTTAATTCATCAAATAGATCAGCATCCTCGAACTTATAGTTCTTGGATAGATGATTTTTCATAAATGCAATGTAACGACTAACAGTTTCTTCCCAATGTTCACGACGATTTAAATTTGGTAAATAACGTGCATATCTACTCTTATGAATATAAGACTGATAAAGGTCCATCTTTTCTCCTACTTATTCTTCTATTAACAATTCTTTTAATTCAGGGAATTCTCTGGTAATAATCTTCCAACATAATTCAGCAATTTCCCTATGCTCTTTTTGTGTTTCAATTCCCATTCTGAGATGGCAATAGTGTATCCATGATCTTAAAGTTCCATTCATATACATTCTAGAACTAATCAATCCTTCTGGCAATATAGCTCTTGCTTGTTCTTTTGCAATGCCATTTTCGATGGCCCATTGATAAGCCAAGCCTGTTTCGTGTATAATTTGTTTTTGTTTGATAGACCAATATCTTTTTAATTTTTCATCATCTGTTTCCAAAGAATTTTGTCTATTCTTTTCATCCTGTAGTCTAGTTTCACGCATATCAAAACCCAACATTGTTGGGTCTGCATATCTTTGACTAAATTCTTGGAATGAAAATGATCTGTGTCTTAATATTTGTCTGGCTATATCTCTAGTTGTAGTAATTTCAATAACTAAATTGACCATTTCAAATGGTGACCAGTGTTTATGTTTAATAAGATATTTTAGCAGTTTTGATGCTGTTAGTGTGTTGAATTGATTTTGTGGGTTTGATACCCTGGCTACAAATGCTACCATATCAGAAGTAGACTTTAATTCACCGATCACAGGTTTTGTAATACCTATCAATTTAGTTTCTGGCATATTATACCTTTACAAATACAGCTTTTTCTACTGGCACTTTAAACATAAATTCACCGTCTCTATTAATTCTGTTTGACACTTCTTCAACGTTTGAAGAAAGAATATCTTTGTCTTGTAAGAATAGAGCGTGTGTTCTTTCATGATTAAACATCATGAGGCAGGAAGGTTTATCTAAAGTGAAATGTTTTTTCTTTTTGAGTAAGACTTGCACATCTTCGTATGGAAACTTTTCGCCCTTCCAATTATTCTTCACTTCAACTTCACAATAAAATTCTTCTCCATTATCTTTAGTAACTATTAAGTCTACACCCATCTTCTTGGGGTTTACTTCTGCCTTATATTTTAATTTTTTGAAATATTCTATGGCTTTGAATTTTTGTGGGTCATGTTCATCATATGTCATTTTATCAAATTTTTTTATTCTTGTTTTTTTACCGTCTACACTTATGTATGTCATACTTTACTCCATTTGGCTAAAGCTAATTTTGCTGATAAATCTTTGTATGTATTTTGTTTAATACACTGCTCAATAACTTCTGGTTTCATACCTGATAAAACCATATCGTTAACATCTTTTTGCATAATATTTTCGGGCCATAAACAAACACTATAACCCAAATTGATTGCTTTGTCAATTTTCTTTTTGGTGTGAATAGATCTTGGTTCATTGTCATAAACTATGATCATATTCGACTTATCAAACTTATTAATTGTCGAAGCAATATCCCCACCGGCAGTTGCTATAGAATTAGGAATAAACATACTGTCGATTGGTCCTTCAAACACGAATACGTCTTTGGTAAAATTTGTTGTATCAAGGCCATATACTTTTGGTACACTTTCATCTAAAACAATTGTAACATATTTTAGTTTTGATTCACCAATTGCACGGCCTTGGTATGCATGAACTTTATTATTAGAATCAATAAATGGAATCAACAGTCTTGTTTCGTCATATTCCAAGTCTTGTTTAGAAAACTTTCCAAAAATAATATCATTAGTAAACTTCTTAAATTTTGGACAAGAAAAAAGTTTGAAATGATAGTGTGATGGAATTTTTCTTTTGATAACATATTTTCTAACTGGATCGATATCTTTAAGCTTACTTATCTTTACAAGTTTCTTAATAGGTTCAAAATCTAAAAATTTTGGAGCCTTCATCTTTTGTGCAAAGACTTTAACTCCTTCTGATGTATCTGTATTTTTAAAATTCTCAAAGACATATTCTTTATATAAATTTGGATCAACTTCTTTGAGAAAATTTTTAAATGATAAAGTAGTAGAACAATTATGACAATGAAATAGAAGTGAATAATCTTTTTTGTAAATATATCCTCTGGCTTTTCTTTTATTTGTTTGCGAATCCCCACAAATAGGACATGAAAAATTATACAACTCACCTGATAGTTTTTTGAAGTTTCTGAGATTAGGAGAAACTAGGTTTACATATTTATCTTCATTTATCATGATATCACCAATTATGTTGTAAAAATTTCAATCACTTTATTAACGTATTGTTTTCTTTCTTTAACGAACACTTGTGGGCTCTCATGATCCACTGCTATTATTATTACAATCTGTGGTATTTGAATTTTATATAAAGATTCAAACATCATTGAATATGTTGTAGATTGAAGAAAATAGTTTTCAATCCATTCTTCTTTTTTTAGTTTAAGAGAAGTTTTAAAATCTATGATTGATGGCACACCATTGTAATGCGCAACTAGATCTGTCTTGCCTGCTGCTTTAAGAGTTTTTGAAAATAGAGCCAATTCAATACCATATATGTTATCTACATTTTTATCAATAATAGGTTTTATTTTTTTAAATGAATCTATATTTGCTGGCACTTCTTTTTTGTAATAGTTTTCTTCATTGAGAACATATCGTTCTGCTATTCCATGTACAGATGTACCACGACGTCCTGCTTGAACAGAGATTTTATTGGCTTCTTCATTGCCAACACGTTTCCTCCATTCAAACAAAGCAGTCTTGTCTGTTTTTTCAGACAAGACTGTTGTTACAGATTTAAGTTTTATTCCTTCTGGTAGGACATAAAATCTTTTACCATCAATCGTTTGTTGACTCAAGGTAAAAGGTTCTACCAAAGAATGTTTAAAAATTTTACGAGACAATTTTCAACCTATCTTTTTGAATAATATAATCTTTCACTATAAACGATCTAACGATATCTTCTTCGTTAAAATCTACAAATTTGAAATATTTCATATTTTTAATAATTCTAATAAAATCTAATAATCCTTTTTTATCATGATCTTTTATAAAATCAGATTGTCTAAAATCACCACAAAAAATAATTTTACAATTTCTTCCTATTCTAGTTATAACAGAATCTAATTCGTGTAAAGTACAATTGGCTATTTCATCAACTAATATAATACAATTATTTAATGTTACACCACGAATAAAAGATGTAGTAATAAATTCAATAGTATTTTTATTTTTTAAATATTCATACGAATCGCCTCGATCAAACAATTCATTACATATAGCGTAATATGGGGCTTCATAAACTCTTGCTTTTTCTTTAGTAGAGCCAGGAAGAAACCCCATATCTCTTGTAGGTACAACACTTCTAACTATAACTAATTTTTTATACTTAGAATCATTTCTTAAAATTTCATCAAGAGCAAGATACATAGAAATAAAACTTTTTCCTGTTCCTGCTATACCATGAAGCATAAGATTTTTACCTTCACGATATGCATCAAATGTTATTCTTTGATTTTCTGTTAGAGGTTCTATTTTTTTAATATTAAAATTTACAACCTTATCGTTATGATTAGGATGCCTACGTTCTTTTCTTGATGCCATTAGTACCTATTAAAAAGTGTTGATTGTTGATTTAGAAATACCTTGTGAATGTTTCTTTTTCATATCTTTAAGCAAATCTCTAAATCCTTGGTCTGGTTTCTTTGAAACACCAGACACAAGCATTGGTGATCCATTTACAAGTTGTTGTATATGTTCATTTTCTTTAAGAAAAGTTTCCATTGCAGAAATACTCATGAAGTCTTCAAACTCTTCTCCTGTCTTAGTATTCAGGAATTTATAAGTTGGCATTATTCTTCCTCGTATCTCATTAATTCGTCAATGTTTTTAGTTCTGAGAGCATTTTTAATACGACGTTGTTTGCGTCT